AAACCGCCAAACTGACCGCGGGTGCCTAGTACTTAAGTTACGCTACTGCATGATAAACGTTGGAACCTGCCCGGAGCAGAGGCGACGTTGACGCTGTTTATTTATGTGTGGATCCTACTCATCCACTCCTGTGAGAAACTGCACTTGTGGTTCAGAGCTGCTCAATCGCCCACGTGTGACCTGGGTTGCATTGGTGGCTAGATTGTTCCCTTTCGATTGTGCCTCAAACAAGTTCAGGGATCGTGCCGTCTCTGCTGCAATGATTTCTTGTGGTGTCGGCTCCCTAACTAGTCCACCGGAAGGTTCAAGAGCGGCCACATTCATAACTCCGTCGAAGAAGTCAAAACCAGCGAAAGCCTGCTCAGGTTTGATGTGAGCATTTGCGTAGCCGGCAGGAGGTATGTTGGCTTTGACTCTAGCATTCCAAATGATTTTTGCATAATACCGGCAGAACTGGCGTAAGGTTGTATGCTTACGTACTGCTCCGGCAAGTGCGGCGCGTGGAATGGTTGGAGTTGGTGAAGAGCCTTCCACAGTCGTGTATTTTGAACTCCCGCTGTCAAAGCAGAAGTTGACCAGATCCAGAGCATGCCTCATGAGTTGAGCAGTGGGTACCTTCAGACTGGCCCAGTCTGCAGCAATTGCTGAGAGTGCATCAGCTGAGGCAACCAAATTGGAGGCTGGCTTCAAGTCAAGACGACTCAGCTCTTCATCCGTTGGAGCTGTGGAGAGTGCAGAGAGTGGGGTGGTTGCAGCTTGGGTGATGGTTGCAGTTGTAGGAGTGGTTGAAGTAGGGGTGGCCATCGCTAATTTCGAGACTTAGGCAAACTTAACCCGTATGGATGGAGGTTTGCCAAAATCTCTGGGCTGATGTATGAACAATCACCCTGGAGCAAAGCTTTCGCTCCGTCAATGATTATTAGACAACCGCCCTTACTAGACTGTAAACTAATTAGCGCCCAAGTTAGGACGGCAGCTACAACTAGAGTTAGTCCTATGCCTATTTGAGAAGAAAAGAAAGCCTGAGATGGTAAAGATGCAGAGGAACGCCCAGAACTTTCCGGCTGAAGCGGAAACAGCTGTGGGCCCGGGCCCTCCATAGTAAACAGTCTTGGTCCCGTCCCTGTAATATCCTCCGTGTGGAAGGGCGTGAATGTTGTCTCCAACGTGAGGGTTGGTAGATCTTGTGATGGTGTGGATGAATATGGAGGATGAGATTCCAATGACGGCGGCCAAGACTGCTTTGCTGTAATCAGTTGGAGGGGTAAGGTGGTGGTGCCCTGACATGAAGGGCTGTTGTGTGTCTTGTGCAAGCAATGTAGAGACCCACTTTGTCGTTTAGCTCTGTGATGGGGCTGGTGGACAGCACAGTGACAACGTCCGTCTCAAAGCTTCGCAACTCCCTGGGGCAGTAGGAATGGATCCCGTGAGAGGATGCGAGCTTCTTGGCGATTTGATCCAGGTGAATTACAGTGCCAATGATGGGGCCATCAAAGAGTCCAGTGAAATTTATTTCCGCCTCGTCTTGCCTGGCAGATTGGATTTTGATTCCTAGTTCCTGGAGCAAAGTCGCGGTTTTTGGGCAGATCCGGTGTGAAAGATATTTTACAAAATGAGGCCTGAGGGCAGGGCTGTCGTGCTGTAGAGGGTCTGCAAGCAGAGCTGACCAGCCTTCTATGTTAGACACTCCCTGTGCCGTGTACTCGTCAAGTAAGCAGAAATGTCCTTTAACCGGGTTCTGCACCACTCTTATGTGTGTTTGCTCAAGATTTGGAGGGTCCGGCTTTCCGTGTGTATAAGCCACAGCAGTGGGCTCCAACTTGCAGAAATTTCTCAACACCGTACTTTTGCCAGCTCCTGCAACAGCATGTACCACCAAAGGCTTGGAGAAGGGAAGAGATGTCCTAGTGAAACCAGCTACAGTTAGTTCATCAATGAAAGAGTCCATGGTTAGAGATTCAAAATATCTGAGGCACCCAACTTAATCATGTCACGAACCGTTACTTGATGAAGTTGTGCCTGTTCAGGAGTTAGCAGTTCCAAAAGATCATCTCCCAAATCATAAGCTAGTTTCATGTCTCTGGCATAATTTTCCAGGCAGTTGTCTAGCTCTCTCTTTCCTCTCTCCTTGGCAAGCCGAAAGGAGGCCGCCAGCTTTAGTGGATCTTTGATCAAGCCCTTGGGTGTAATGAGGTACCCGCAGAATTCAGCCCACTCTCCCGGAATTTGTGCTTTAAGGCAGGGCTTGCAATCCCCCGCATACAATTTGAGTGAGAGTTCGGACTCAATAAGTTTAAAAGAGGGTTTTTCCAAGCATGTGGCGTCCATAGCGCTGTCTTGGGCTACTCCTTCAGGTATGTCAAATCTAGTATGCGTGTATGCTATGTTGCATTCAGTGTTTGCATCAAAAGTTTGGTATTCTCCTGTCAATCTCATAATGCTCAGTGTGCCCAGGAATATCCTTGAGTCCAATTTAATGTCAAGGTACCCTTCAAGCACCCATTCAGGAATGTTGTGGTGCTTTGCTTTTAAAATTTCAAACTGAAGCATTGCTCCGTCTTGGCTTTGATCAAATGCTGTGAAGTCATTGGCGTAGGACGGTTTGTCGAAGTTCCAGTAATTTAATGCCCAGTATGAGAGGTCAGTGGGAGTTCTCTCACAGTTAATCATTATGTGCTCCGGCATGTAGATATCTCGAATCCTCCTCATGTATCTTGCCATTGTGCCATATAGCATGACAGCGGATTGTTGGAAGGACGCTATAGTCTGTCCTGGCTTAATCTTTGGAGCTCCCAGTTTCTCCATTTTCTTGACCCATTGACTTTTAAGGAATATCAGGATGTCCTTCTCCCCAAAATCAGGTGATTGCCTCCTCTCTCCATTTTTGAGCATTTGAGTGGACTTGCTCAGATATGTGTGTTGGATTTCCCGGGCAGCTAGTTCCCACAACTCTTCAAATGGGATGGGATCTTCTGGCAAATGCATAGCTCTTTTGTAGTTCAGCCAGAGGATGTCCCCAATGTCTTTCTTCTTCACGAACTCTGTCCAATTGTGTTGTTTGTGACTTATCACGAGCCTAGCTTTGATGGTTTCCCAGAGAAGAGCCTCGTCCTTAGCCTGTTGATGACTAAGTGTTTGAATGATTTTGTTGTCAGTTTGCACACAGTTTGTGTGACCGTGACTCTCATTGAAGATTTCTCTTTCATGCTTTTGAGCTAGCTCCTCAGTGAACTCCTCGAGGATTGTGTTGCCATTCTCCACCGGAAAGTGCGTCTTTGGGGGCTCCTCCTTTGCAGGTTCAGGCTCTTTTGGTCTCCACTCTAGAATTTTGTCTTCTCGAACCATGGACAGGAATGTCTTGAGGTACGGGGTAGCTTCCAGTTTTTCCCAGAAATTTGAGCTTGTGGGGGCTGTGTTAATGAAGTGGATGGAGTCCACAGCTCTAGATAGAGCGGTGTACAGCACCTCCTGTGAGCACATTGGGGTGTTTGAATCAAGCAGAATTTGCAGTTTGCGTGCTGTGATGCCCTGACATCCCGCATATGTTGAAGTTTTGTGTCCCGCCTCAGAGAAGGCTGCTTTCTTGATCAGACTTGGTACCAGAAGATGTATGTCTTTAATGGGCTGGAAGCCATGGGTTATCTTGAGCTCCTTATTGTTGTCTGAGTAAACCCCCAGCATGTTAGCCAACTTTTTCGCATTTCTGTGAGTTGCATTGATGTAATAGCGTGAAAATTGGCTAAAGATCTGTGTGCTAGGCTCAAGTTGAGCAATCATAGCTTGTTCATTTGTTTCATGGTGCACACTCTGCTTGTTGTCCCCCGTTAGCACAATGAGTTCTACATTAGGATGCGTAACGGCAAATGCTTCCACATACCCTTGTGGTAGTTTTCCGTAGTCGTCCATGATGATACTCGGTGCATTTGTCTGCAGATAGGCTTTCTCAAATGTCCTGAAATTTTCGGGTCTATTCCTTGGGAGTTTTGAAAGCCAGTCCATCCTTAGCTCATTGGTGGGGAGGATCACTTGAATTGGTAGTTCTGGGTGATCGCGGAGTAGGTCCTGAAGTGCGGCACTTTTCCCAGAACCCCCTGCCCCATGTATGACAGAGAGTGGAACGGGCCGAATGTTGTGATCAACCTTGAGGGTCTGTGCCTCCTTCCATGATTGGCTCTCTTGTTGCAAGCACTTTCCTGTTCTCCCATTCTTAATATCTGAAGTGAAGGACTTCGCCCTGAGGGTGTCTGGAGTCCAGAGAGTGGGCATCCTACTCAAAGCTTTGAGTAAGTCTAAGAGTTCCTGTGGAGCTTTAGTTTCCCTATGCACCGGAATTCCAGTCTTGATGTCAGTGATTGGCATGATCATGGATTTGGTGATTGGTGATATTTGTTTCTCCTTAGCTTCAAAGCCCAAGGCATTCAGTTTTGGCATCCAAACAGCCCATGGTAAACCAGCTTCTTTGGCGTTTTCAATGAGGGTTTTGTTTACCATTTCCGTGTAGTTCTCATCCTTCCTGGGTTCCGTCTTGCTTGCCTCTGAACTTTCAGCTTTACTTTTGAGTGCCTCGTGTCTCTTTTCCAGTTCAGGACTAAGTGGCAGAGTAGGCTTATCTTCACAAGCTTTTCTTCTTTTATTCAGCACAGTTTTGATGAAGTCCTCTCTTTCTTCCTCCTGGACGATCAATTTTGTTTGCTGTGTTGCAATCTGGTCCAGCTCTTTCTCCAACACTGAGAGGCCCGAAGAGGAGGGGCTCTGTGTTGTTGTTGGCTCACCCTTTATCTTGAGGCAAGCAGCGACCTCAGGATCCCCTTCTGATCTCAGTCTGGCCACTCTTCTCTTTCCCACTAAGCCTCTAGTTTTGAGGAGGAGCGCTGCAGCTTCCTCACTGGCCTCGATAGCGCTGGGAGCCGGCTTTGGAGATGTGTCATAATGTGACAGTTGGGGGCCCAGCTCATCGTTTGAAAGATCTGATTCTCCTGGAAGGGTTCTAAATTTGAAAGGCATTTCATTGTCCCAGCCTCCCAGGCAGCTCAAGATTTTGACATACCTCACAGGAAGGATCAGGTCAACATTTGTCCACAACAGAGCTTCAAGTAGTTGTGCGAATTCTGGTTGGCCAAAGAGTTTGTGGATGAATGCGGTGACTTTGGATTTTATGGGGCGGAACAGTTTCTTAAACAGCGATCCTGCTAAAACCTCTTCCGCTGAGGCTTTGGAACTGAGTTCAGAGATGAGCATGAAGTAGTTTGCCAGTAGTACGAGCTCATCTGGGGAGTATTCTTGCAGCTCTGAAGTTTTGATGAGCTGTCTCAGTTTGCTGTATATGTCTCTCTCAGTAACTTGTTTGACTGATTTGATGTAGAGAAACATTTGCTGTGCAATCGTCTTCTTCAGAGGTTGTCTAGAATTGAATTTCTTAGGCAAGAAGACAGCGGGCACAGTGATGTATTGAGTGTTGGTCGCAATAGATCTCATTTGTGGAGTTTGGAGCCTTCCCCTCTGGAAAACAAAAAGATGATTTGCGCCCTTAGTTTCTATTCTTTGTGCAGTGACAGCCCACTTAGTTCCCAAATATTCACTGCCATCAGGAGCATTCTCTTCGAAATACTCTATGAGACCAACATCTAGCCAGCCCAATTGTGAGTATTCATGGTAGTAAGAAGCTCCAGCATGGCCACCTGGAGTATAAATGAAACCTTTTTCTTTATACTGCAGTGTGTATATCTGGGGGTATAGGGAGTTCATCTTGTGTAGAGCCTCGGGTGGAAGGACCATTGTAGCATAGAAGGTTTTGAGTTTGGGAGATCGCGCGAAGAGCGTACCAACAAATTTTGGTGTGAGGAAGTGGAGGGTGTCCCCCATGAAAGCAATAGATGTTTGGATTGGTGGGATTCCGTCTACCACTGTCTGTTCTGGGTATCTAGCGAGATCTTTGGGTTCTACCCAAGAATTAACAAAGTGGTCACGGTGTTGTGGGCCCCTTCTCAAGTATTGTAGCTTTGCTGGTTTCATGAACATGAAGGTGACCGGGCTTTTCCTGGGGAGATAATGTGATACTGAATGGTATAGATCTAGTTCCAGAGCTTTTCCGGCAGCATGTGTGTGCGTTGCTATGGCGTATGGGTGAGTGATGACGCCCAAAGTTTCCAACAAATCTGCCGCTTCGCCTGTTTGCGCATATGGATTTATGATCTTTGCCTGGTTGAGTTCTGCTTTGATGGTTCGATATGAATCATCTTGTATTACTGCTTTTAGGCTTGGATCTGTAATCTGAGAGAAGACATTCCTTACTAACGCCATGAGGTGAATCTAGTCAAGAGACGCTCGATTCAGGCCGGTATGAGTTAGTTAGATTGTTTTGTTCTGTTTTGTTTTG